AGTTATAAAAAATAGAGACCAAGGATTATTCCTCAGTCTCCGATTCGTTTACATTATCTTCCTCAGTAATATTGAGGATTGTTACGCCCCCGGCGCAGGCGCTGGAGTGATATCTGGGCCATCGCTCACCACGATACCTAAGTTAAACCCAATCGCTTGGTTAACTTCAGCTCCATCAAATTTGTAGTAAGGCTCGCCAGTGAACTCAGCTTTCAATCCGTCTGGATAAGTGATTGTCCAAGTAACGGACTTATCAGCTTCAACCAACGAATGGATATCGCGGAAGTTGTCCCCTTGATAAACGATTGCAAATTCAAAGTTATCTACATCTTCGATACCTTTGATATAAGCTTTCTTTCCTGATCCCAAGTGTGTAACGTCTACTTTCTCTGGATCATTACCCAATGCTGGGATAGATTTAACTGCTGCTACAGTTTTAGTTGTTGCACCATCTTTATAAGTTAAGACGGTACCTTTTGATAATAGTCCTGCAAAATCCATGTGTAATTCCTCCTATTTTTTGAATACATATTTTGTAAAGTTGTCAACCACAGCTGTTACTTCGACGATAATCCGCTTCAAATCAGCTGTATTAGCATCTTTAGCGGTACCAGAAAAACCAATACTACCGAATGTGCTTAAAACACTTTCAGCAATACTGGTCTGGCTTTTGTCTCCGTATAATTCAACCGTGATTGTCCAATCTGTTTGTAACTCATTGCCCAACGAATCAATCTGATGTGGTTTGTTGGCCGTTCGATAGATAGCTAATGGGAAAGTATTCCATGTCGAAGGATAGTCGGTTGCAATCTTCTTGATAGCAGTAACGGCTTGTAGAACTTCAACTGTTACTGTCTTCATATTCACACGTTCCATCACTTCAACTCCCTTAGCTTGCGTTGTACATGCTCTTTATAGATTTCTGGTGCTTCACCGATCAAATCTACTAAAGAAGGATACAAGAACGGACGCGCTGGCTGTCCTTTGGTAATGTAGAAGTCTGTACCTTGAACAGTCACACGAGGAATTCCGTATATAGCTTCCAAATCCACCGCAACATCTTTCGCTGGAATAAACCATGCTGTTTGCAAATAAACCGGTGTAAATCCATCTGGCAAATCTTTAGGACTAGCTTCACCGACAGGACCTGTACCAACTTCGCGAAATAGCGCTTCTTGCTTGTCCGACCACACACGACCAACTATTTGGTTTTGTGCGTTGATCACGACCTCATTCTTCAAACTACCTAGCAATTCACCACTAGAATATTTCATGCTAGATGACAACCGCAATTCGGCAGCTTGTTTAATCAATTCGGTGATTTCGAAAGTTGCATCCCACATTGCATCATCTAAGATTTGTGGTATTGCTTTGACTTTTCGCCGTAAACTTTCAAGGCCTTTGATTTCAACGCCCACGATTATCATTCCTTTCTAGCATAATATTCTTGTGCATGGAAAACGTCTGGATAGATTTGATTGTGAAATCGGGTTCTTCGTCTTTACCAACGTACACGCAAACGCCGTCTAGTTCGTTCTGTGCCTCATTAATCATGTCGCCTTGGTATTTGCAAGCTTTCATTGTTTCAAGCTTGCTACCGTAGATTTGTGCGTTTACCGTACCGCTTGCGGCTTGCACATTCATTCGCAATTCAATCGGATCGTATGGGTATGTGATTATTTCTTCTGCTTCTTCGTCAAGAGTGACTTTCCGCTTTTTTAGATAGACGGTTTGTAAATCTCGTTCTCTAAGCCTCATCTTATCGACCTCACTTTTGCCACCCTGTAGCGATTGAGTTTTGATCGAATCTTTGCGGGCACACCAATTTCAAACGATTGAGAAACACCGCCCTCGGTCCGAGCAGTTTCCCCTTCGTTGCCTTCAGTATTTCTGCGGAAGATATATAAATCTTTAACAGAAGATGACATGTTGCCCACAAGCACATCGCGATTACAATAATCCAGTGCATCATACATAGCATCTTTTAAATCATCTTCCAAAACTTCGATGGCCATTGGGTCCGTAATAGAAAACTTACGCCCTAGTTCGACAGCAAGCTTATCTAGGGCGATTTGATTTTGTTCATTCATAAGCTATCACTCCTTTGAGTTAGCTTTTTTCTTCTGCGGTACTTCTTCAAAAAGAGTATCGTTAAAATATTTCTTATCGATTTGAAGTGTTTCTCCTGGGCTATACCGGTGTCCGTCATAGAACACCGGGGTATCTTTAACTTTTACTTTCATAAGCTAAACCTAAATTGGTTGCGCTTGGAACACTTCATCGGCAGCGGCAAATGATGGTAATGCAGTTGCAACAGCTTTTGTCCAAGTTCCCACAGGATCGCGCGTTTCATCGTAAACAGACGCCAATACATTGCGGACAAGCGTAGTATCAACAGCTGGATCACGAGTTAGGCGAGTTTCTTCTGCAGTAGGGCCGTACAATGTTTCACCCAACAAATCATCATTGAACATTGCGAATTTGTTTTCTGGGAAGTATTTTTTAGTGGTGTATGTTCCGTTTGCTTCTTGAACTTTGTATTTCTCGTCATAAGTGCGGATCACTGGATAACCATGAGTTTCCATGAAGGCATCCAAGTCAGCTTGAGAAACCACACGCCCAGAATCTTTACCGAAGATTGCAGCAATGATTTTAGGATGTGTAGCAAGCGCACGATAGATTTTGCGAGAAGTCAACGCACGAGTTGGCTTAGTATCCAATGCGTCAATCCAACGTTCGATATCAGCTAACGGATCAGAATTTTCATTCGTCCATACGTTTGTACCAGTTAGAGCTTCTTTGTGTTCAGCAGGCACATGGAAACCAGGCGTGAAGTTCAATCCGTTTTCTTTAACAGTCACTTGGCCAGCAGCTAATACTTCCATCCGCATAGCTTCAACACGAGCGCGAACACCAGCTACTAACTGATCGATATCGTTGTAAACTTGCCCGACAAGGTAATCTTGCTCTGCTTGTGTACGTGGGTTTTCTAATGCAATGATATCTGTTTCTTTCAATTGCATTTTGCGCTTGATCAAGCTTAGTTCTAATTCTTGTTTGTTTGCAATACGGCTACCGATTTCTGCTTCTGTATCGAAGTCGTGGATAGATGCTGCAATCGGAATACGGCTACCACCGCTCAATTGATCCAATTTCAAAGATGGTTGTTTGCGTTCAGGGAAAAGTGTTTCACCTAGCAAAGGTTTATATTCGCGATCACGAACATAGCTTAAAACTTCATTTTGTGTAAATAATTCCATAATTGTTGGCATGTTTAATTCCTCCTACTTTCTTTATTCTCCGCCACCAGCGGCTACTTTTGGTTTTTTATTAGCATCTAAGAAAGTGATATTCTTCAATGCAGTGATTGCAGCATCTGTTGGCGCTTCTGGCAAACGTTCAGCCAATACATAGCCACCTACTAAAATTCCGACAGGTTGCGGGCCAGTTTCATCATCCACAGTTACTGAATTAAATACAATACCTAAAGCTGTAGCATCATTCGCTGGATAGATTTCGCCAGCTTCGAAAGATTTATCGGCTTGATAGGTAAAGTTTTGGAACGTTGCGCTAGCTAAGAAGTTTAACTGCTCAGCTGTTTTGATTGGTTTTACATACATTTGTGTTTCCTCCTATTTTTTTATTTCCAAAAGGTATCATTGTCTGCTTTTGTACGACTGTTTGCATTTTTTGCATATTGGCTACCAATTGATTCTTTGCCGCCACCACCGTTGTTCCCGGCTGGGTTATCAGCTGATCCAGCAAGGCGAATATTGACCGCTTGTTCAACTGCTTCACGAAATGCTTTAGATACATTGCCATAAGCTTGATCCAAATTCTTTTCATCACCACCGAACAATGGTGCCAAAACAGTTGAGAGCGAATCAGGCAGCTTATCAGTAGCAAGGCGTTTGATTGTACCCGCTTCGTCTTTATCCCGCTTCAGAGCCACACGATCGGCTTCTAATTGGTCACGTTCTTGTTGCAACTCGTATTGCGCTTTTTCTTCGGCAGACATTTGACCTTTTTTCTCAGCATCTTTGATTTTTTTGTCTGCTTCTTCCTGCCATTTCGCTTGAGCAGTTTCGATAGCTTTAGAAATCCGTTTGTCTACAACAGAATCGAATTCAGATTGACTGGT